TATAATTACTGCATTAGCACTAAAGGAGCCCAGATGAAACCTGTCAAACTCTTAAATCCGCGCAGTTCCGATACCAATGTCATGGGTGGGGAGCCCGCATGGCGTTCGCAACCCACAGAAAATCGCATCAGTGCTCTGAGCAAAGCATTTTCGTGGTACAACTACTTTTACGGCAAAAAAGATGCTCGTGAGATGATTGTGAACTATTTGGAGTCACAGGACCGCAAGGTAGATGTACGTACCTTAAAACGCATTCCTGATTCTGCAATACGTTTGACCACAGGTTGGTTATGCCGCATGAAAATGGTAGGGCTACAGTTAGACGAGCATGAAGAAATCAAATTGGACAATTTGTTACGAGAAATCTTAACCAGTAAACAAACAGCGGAAGTGGAAGAGGTATCCGCAGTAGACACCCCGACAAAACCCAACATTCAAGATCGCCTAAGAGAAAAAGTCGGTGAGTGTGCGGCCGAACTTGATGGCATGTTTGACGAGTTCATGATGGCAGGTGCCCGAATGTCAGCAGACTACAAGCCCATCATGTTAATCCGTGGTATGAATGTAGCACCGCAAATGATCAGCGAAATTTCCAATCGTTGGAAACGTAAGTTAGCAGAGTTTGAAGAGGCGGTAGAAGGCAAGGATGCGTTGTTGGTTGAAGCATACTCTTACTTGACCCGGATTCAATTGCGTAATTGTGTAAAGTTTTGCGAAGCAGTGATCAACGACTGTGGTGCTTATGTACAGATCAAGAAAGTGGAACGCAAGCCACGCAAGGTCCGAGCAGTGCCTCCTGAGAAACGTGCCGCAAAATTCAAGATCCAGGCAGAGTTTGCAGAACTCAAACTCAAGAGCCTACCGGCCGCAAGCCTAGTAGACAAAGCCGAGGCCTGGTTGTACGATACCAAGAAACGCAAGTTGATTCATGTGGTGGCAGACAGCCATACACAAGCATTTACTATCAAGAACAACAGTATAATTGGATACAGCACTGTGGAAACGCTACAAAAAACTGTGCGTAAACCTGCAGATGTAGTCCGGGCCATACAGGCCGCAGGCAAGCCAGCCGCTAGAAAGATCTATAAAGATTTGACCACTACAGAAACACCCTGGAATGCTCGTGGCACTGAGAACTTGATCATACTCAAAGCCTGGTAAATACAGGATGAGATATCCAACACATTGGCCAGATGAACACCCCAATGACCCAAGAATCTTTGTACCAAACATTGAGTTTTACATAACCAATGTTTGTAATTTGACTTGCCCACAATGCAATAGATTCAATGATCATGACTTCTTGGGATGGCAACGCTGGAGTGATTACCAGACTCAATACACTGAGTGGTCAAAAAAAATAAGACTGCAACGAGTGACCCTACTAGGGGGTGAGCCACTGCTGAACCCATCCATATGTGATTGGATAACAGGATTGAATCGTCTCTGGAACAAACGTGTACAAATTCTTACCAATGGCACAAGACTCAATCAGGTGCCAGGCCTGTACAATGCAATGGCTAGTTATCAACCGGTCAATGATGGAAAAAATTGGATTGGTATCAGCGTTCACAATGCAAATGATTTAGAACTTTATTTTGACGAAGTTAAAAAATTCTTGCCAGGAACTGTAGATTTCTTTGACGGCAAGACCAATCCAACACAGACCTGGAATGCCAACTATGCATTTCGAGACTCAAATGGCATACAAGTAAATTTATATCTACAAAACAAGTTCAACAAGTCAGCAATTCAACAAAATCAACTGGGAACATTTTTGTTACATCAGAATGATCCAGTAGCGGCACATAGTGTATGTGGATTTGTCAAACACCAATGCTACCATTTTATTCGCGCCAAGTTGTACAAATGTGGTCCGGTGGCACTGTTTCCAGAATTTGATCAACAACATCATTTGACCATCTCAGATGAGGATCGAGAATTGCTATACGGTTATCGACCCTTGACCATAGATGAGTTTGATCAACGTGGTCAACAATTCATCGATGATATTGATGAAGTGATTCCACAATGTAAATTTTGTCCTGACAAAATAGAAAATAATATCGGAATACAATCATTAAACAAAAGCAAAAATGCAACAGGTTCTTTTAACACTAGGTGACAGTTGGCCTGAAGGTGGCGAATTAAATTTTGGCGATCAACGTTATGGCGAGTTGATACAAAGCCGGCTTGGTTATGATAAGTTTTACAACTATGGATCTGGCGGCGCCAGCAACGAAGACATGCAGTACCAATTGCAACGATACATTACCGAATCGCATGTGCCCGGCGATCAGGTGACCGCTATATTTTTTCTGACAAACCCTGCTAGAACTGCAAGTTTTCCTCGATTTTTTGATTGGAAAGTATCAGCAGATTCCAAACTAAAAGAGTTGTATCTACACTTTCATCGTCAAGAACACGAAGTCATGCGGTCCAGCGCCGCAGTGAGTGTGCTACAAGCATGGTGCGCAAATCTAGGGTTTACTGACTATTACTTTTCTGGATGGGTACGTTATTCCACTTGGTTGCCCGGAGTAGATACCAGTAAAATTTGGGCACAAGGCAATGAAACTGCGGCCGATTGGTTTGGTGCCAGCAAACACAACGGAGAACACCTGCTGGATGTGTGCGATAATGTATACATACGCCCTAATTTTGCACATCCAAACCAACTGGGTCATGAATTAATTGCCGATCGGCTGATTGGTTGGATCTCGCAAGCCCGATAAATACAAGGAACGGAGTTCCTAATGGCTGAACAAAATACCTTGCCGGAGTTAAAGCAAAACCTTATTGAGTATTGCAAATTAACCATGGGTGATCAAATCATTGATCTTGAACTAGACCCTGCACACTACGAAGCCGCATATCAACGTACACTAGGTGTGTATCGTCAACGTGCTCAAAACGCCTATGAAGAAGCCTACATCTTTATGGAGTTGATTCGAGATTTAAACATCTACACACTACCACAGGAAGTGCAAAGTGTGCGTCAAATATTCCGTAGAACTTTTGGCGATAGCACAGGACCGTTTGCATCAAACTTTGATCCATTTGCACAAGCGTCAATAAACGTTTACCTCATGAACTTCAACGTGGCAGGTGGACTTGCCACATATGACTTCTATAGCCAGTATGTGGAACTGGCCGGGCGCATGTTCGGCGCATACATGAACTACACCTGGAATCCGGTCAGCAAGAAACTACAACTGATTCGTGATCCAAAAGGCACCGGCGAAAATGTCCTGCTTTGGGTGTATCAAACCAAACCAGAAATTCAACTGCTCAGCGATTACCAAATACAGCAGTGGATCCGGGACTACATGGTAGGTGCTTGCAAAATGATCATTGGTGAAGCACGTGAAAAGTTCTCAACCATTGCTGGACCACAGGGTGGCGGCCAACTGAACGGTGCCGCAATGAAATCTGAAGGCCAAACCATTATGGATGCCAAAATTGAAGAACTCAAAATGTATGTGGATGCAAGTCAGCCACTTACCTGGGTGATTGGCTAACACAGCATAGACAAATTATTGCAGGTGTGTTACAATTATTGAATGCACTTGATGATTGATCTAGAGGGTCTAGCAACAGGCCCTGATACCACTATCCTTACCATAGCCGCTCAAGCGTTTGATCCGTTTGGGTCGGGTTACTACGACAAACATTACTATGCCAGAGTCACACTAGAAAGTCAAGAGAATCGTACTATCGACAATGGCACAATAGCCTGGTGGGCCACTCAGCCGGAACATGCCAGGGAAGAAGCATTTGGCGAACAAGATCGGATTCCTTTAGATCAGGCATTGGATGAGTTGGGCAAGTTAATTTGGCACTCCAAGTTGATCTGGAGTCAGGGCCCTACATACGACATGAACATTCTTGAACACGCTTACAAAAGTTACGGTAAATCCCTGCCTTGGAAATACTACATGGTTCGAGATTCGAGAACTGTGTTCTCTTTATGGCCCGAACTGCCTATCCCTCCCACTAGTCACCATGCACTAGAAGACTGTCGCAGACAAATTGGTATGCTACAAACAACACTTCTACATCTTAACGTAAAGGAACTCAAATGATCATTGGCATCTGTGGATTGATTGGGGCCGGCAAGGATACTGCCGCTGACTATCTTGTTAATTTACATCATTTTCGCAGAGAATCATTTGCATCATCTCTTAAAGATGCTGTGGCACAGGTATTTGGTTGGGATCGTACTCTACTAGAAGGGCGCACCAAACAAGCACGTGAATGGCGTGAACAAGTGGACCCATGGTGGGCCGAACGCTTGCGCATGCCCACGCTGACCCCACGCTGGATCCTACAATACTGGGGCACCGAAGTCTGCAGAGCCGGATTCCACGATGATATCTGGATTGCTTCATTGGAAAACAAACTGCGCCACAGCCAAGATGACGTTGTGATCTCAGACTGCCGTTTTCCCAACGAAATTCGAGCAATTAAAAATGCCGGCGGCAGTGTGATCAGAGTTGTTCGTGGTGCCGAACCCGCATGGTATGATGCGGCTGTGAGTGTGAATCGCGGGGCCAACGGCAACTCAACTTGGGCACTCTCCCAGCGCAAGTTAGAAAAACATGGAGTGCATGCCTCAGAAACCGCCTGGATTGGCACTGAATTTGATCATGTGTTAGACAACAATGGTACCTTGGATGATCTATACCAACAGATCAAAAGTCTGGTTCAAGATCACCCCGGCGCCAAGTGACATCTCCGCGTTTGACATCCACACTACAATTCAAACACACAGTTCGCAAATTTCGTTGATTGCTATTGGCTAAATCACCGTCAATGTGAAACACAAACAATTGAGCCGGATATCTGGCTTTGAACCCGCATTTGTCACATGCGGGTTTTTTCTTGTAACCATCCAGTTGCCATCGTGGCACTGGTACTTTTTCTTTGCGTCCTCGACGTTGGCAAGCAGTACACATTGATCTGTAGTACACACGGTCATATTTGTGATAGGCCACAGCACGTGGTTGCGTTCCACACACTTTACAAAACGGTCTCATCCAGTATTTAGCACACGAGCCTACATATAGGTCATTCAAACTGGGTGTTTTTGGCACTTGTCAATAAATATTAGAACTTGAAAAGGAAACCATTATGGCTTTAACATCACCCGGCGTAGAAGTAACAGTAATTGACCAGAGTCAATACGTACCTTCAGCTGTTAACACAGTACCTTACTT